ATCCATGAATGAGAATATATAAGGACATTCATAGAATACGGTATATGTCAAGTGTTGACAGATTGTGGCCAGTCGATTGTTGCCTTGAATCATATAGGCAAGCCACAGCGACACGCCGCCGGTAGGTCTGCAAAGTAAACCAGTCTGCAATAAATACCAGTTTATCCCGCAAACCAGTTTGCATTACAAACCGAATTCTCTACCAGTTTAGCGGCATATTCGAATATTAGTATATTCTAATATCCAGCATCTGCCAACATTCGAATATTATTGAATTCTAATATAGACCCCCGCCCCCCTTTTATTTTAAATTCGAATTCGATATTGTACCCACTCACCATCGGGGGATTTTAGGGTGGTATACTACCCCAAAAGGGATAAAAGCCCGTGTAGGGCATTACAGAGCGTTAGAGAGGAAATCTGATGGCAAATGAAATATACAATGGCCCCGTTCCAAACCAAGTAATGGATTCGGCAGGGATTGCAGGAATGGATGCAGCCAATGTGGCTGCTGGGATGAACACAGGTCTACCATTGACCCCAGAAGGTGTTCCAGACCCAGAACAGAGCATGGAAGCCATGTTCCATGATTGGTTACGGAATAAGTTACCAGAGTTAGCCCAGATTTTCATGCAAGAGATGCAGGGAAGGATGGGTGCTCAGAATCCACAAATCCCCACGACAGACCCACGAGGAATGGGTGGTACTCCTGCTATGCCAGCAGTGGATACGGCAATCAGGGGGATACCGGGAGCCGCAGGTGGTACTCCAAGAGGGATGCCTGTAGGGCCAAGAGCAGGATTGGTAGGAAGTGCCCCCTACTGAGTCTCTCCTAGATGAGGGGGGTTGGTCTGAGTGGTTAGAGGAGCAACGCAAACAAGAACAACTTCGCAAGTTGCGCCGGATTGGTATTTCTGAGGACTTGATATCAGAATCAATCAAAGCAGAGGGGTTGGTTCCCCCGCAGGGGAACGGATTGGTAAGTTCTGTGCCAGAGGAACCAAGCGAATTGGATGTCTTTTTAGAGCGAGTGCGTAACTTCCCTTATGATGATTTAGACTGGAAAAGATTCCTTCTTAGATTAGGAATAGATTTGCCCTTTATAAACTGGCCTTTGAGGAGAAGGAGAAATCCAAACATACCAGAAGTAGAAGAATGGAACCCATGAGAACAGAAAAACAAGAACTATTCATTGAGGCATATTGCTCCATAGGGAACGCTACCAAGGCAGCGATCCAAGCCGGTTACTCTGAGAAGACGGCTAAACAACAGGGCCATGTCCTCAAGAAAAGGTTACACAAGGAGATAGATGAGTTAATCAGGAAGAGGGTGCAGGACGCAGTTCCTGCGGCTTTTAATGAATTGTCTTCCTTGGTACAGAACGCCACAAGTGAGCAGGTTAGGTTGGCCGCTGCTAAAGACATATTAGACAGGGCTGGCTTCAAGCCCACCGATAAGGTGGAACAGAAGATCACACACGGTGAGAAGTCCACCGATGAACTGAGGAAAGAACTGGAAGCCCTGACCGGCTCCACAGAGATTGAAGAGATTCCTGAAAGGCTTAATTAATGCCAATACAACGATGCTCCCTAAAGGGTGGCAAGAAGGGTTGGAAATACGGCAAATCTGGGAAATGCTATGCAACTAGAAAAAGCGCAGAGAGGCAAGCAGCAGCGATTCATGCCTCCGGCTACAAAGGCAGAACTAGAACAAGCAGTAGAAATCGCTAGGGAGATACGTCAAAGGGAAAGATACAACCGTATCGACTACTACGACCCTTACCCCTACCAGAAGGCTTTCCACGATACGGGGTCTACCTGTAATCAACGGCTTTTGATGGCTGCTAACCGTATTGGAAAATCATATTGCGGTTCAGCGGAGATGTCCTACCACTTAACCGGATTGTATCCAAAGTGGTGGAAGGGAAGAAGATTTCGCCAACCCATTGTAGGCTGGGCTGGTGGGGTTTCAAACGAAACCACACGGGATATTGTACAATTTGAATTATTGGGTTCCCCCGACGATCCAGAGGCTTTCGGCTCCGGTACTGTGCCGAGAAAACTTATAATAAAGACAGAACGAAAGCCCGGTGTTCCAAACGCCAAAAGCGTAGCCCTGATCAAGCACGTAAGTGGGGGGAACTCTTCTTTATTCTTCAAAGCCTATGAAATGGGTGTAGAGAAGTGGCAGGGAAGATCAGTAGACTGCATATGGCTGGATGAGGAGCCATCTAGGGAGATTTACTCCCAAGCCGTCACCAGAACCCTTGATAGAAGGGGCATGGTTTACATGACCTTCACCCCTGAAGCGGGGATGACAGAGACTGTGGCTTCCTTTATGAACAACCTCAAGCCGGGGCAATCCCTTGACAACGCTACTTGGGATGATGCGTCGGAAAGAGTCATGTCCATGAAGGGTAACCGTGGACACTTGAATGAAGGTGTCATGGAACAGATTCTATCCTCTTATGCACCCCATGAGAGGGAAATGAGAAGGTATGGAAGACCTTCCATTGGTTCTGGCCTTGTTTTTCCCGTGCCGGAGGAGAAGATACTTATTGATCCCTTCACTATCGAAGCCCATTGGCCCAGAATAGCGGCTATAGACTTTGGCTTTGACCATCCCACTGCCGTCGTATGGACAGCATGGGATCGTGAAGAGGATATGTATTATATTTATGACTGTTACCGTCAGGCAAAGGCTCCACCCTCTGTACACGCCGCTTCTATACAAAACAGGCCCAATTTCGTACCCCTTGCATGGCCCCATGATGGGAACAGGCGAGATTCGATGGGAAATCCCGGTTTAGCGGAGCAATATCGCAATTTAGGCTGCAATATGCTCCCATTTCACTTTGAAAACCCCCCTGCTTTGGGTGAAAAGAAGGGTGGAAACTCCATAGAAGTCGGCATTATGGATATGCTGCAAAAGATGGAAAATGGTCAATTTAAGGTCTTTTCTACCCTAAAAGAGTGGTTTGAGGAGTTTAGGATGTACCACAGGAAGGATGGGAAGATTATTCCGCTTAGAGATGATCTCATGTCGGCAACAAGATACGCAATCATGTCCATGAGATTCGGTATATCGGGTGAAGACCCGCAATGGACAAAGGACATAGAATATAGAGATTATGGCATCATCTAGAATGACTGAAGAAGAGATTGTATCTAGGATAAAGTCAGAGATTACTGACTCTCTAGGCTATGGGGATGAGATATCCAAGCAAAGAGAATCGGCTATGGAGTATTACTATGGCCTTCCCTTTGGTAACGAGGTGGAGGGTAGATCACAGTTTGTCGATTCCACGGTAGCGGATACGATTGAATGGATTAAACCTTCTCTAATGAGGATATTTGCCTCTGGTGACGAGATGGTTGTATTTGAGCCACAAGGCCCAGAGGATGTTGCGTCGGCACAACAGGCCACGGATTATGTGAACTATGTGTTTATGCGCGACAACCCCGGCTGGGAGATACTTTACTCTTGGTTCACTGATGCGCTTCTTCAGAAGAACGGTATCGTCAAGGTATGGTGGGATGAGAGCGACGAATGGAACCGTGAGGAGTACAGAAATCTAACAGAGGATGAGTTAGCCCTTCTCCTGAACGACCCTAACGTAGAGGTTGTAGAGCATACCGCCCCCGGTGAAACATTTGAAGACTATGGCGAACAATACTCCGAAGGACACCATGTTGTTATAAAGCGGGATTTAAGCAAGGGCAGGATTGTAGTAGACCCTGTTCCCCCCGATGAGTTCCTGATTGCCAGAGATTCCAAGAGCATTGACGACTCTAAGTTTGTCTGCCACAGGATAAGAAAAACCCTATCCGAACTAAGGGAGATGTTTGGCGATCTGGATATCGAGGAACTGGGCGGTGATGAAGATGATGCTTTCTCTGGGGAGAGAGATGCGCGGTTTGACTTTGATGAGTCCTCTACCCATTCCCCTTGGGGTTTTGAATCTTCCGCGCAAGAGGACGCACTGAGAACTTACTGGTTACAGGAAGCCTATCTAAGAACTGACTATGATGGAGATGGGATTGCTGAACTGAGAAAGGTCTGTCTGGTAGGGAGAAAGGTTCTAGCCAATGATGAGATTGACAGGATTCCCTTTGTCTCCCTAACCCCAATAAAAATACCCCATAAGTTCTTTGGCCTGTCGGTTGCCGACTTGGTGATGGATTTGCAATTAATAAAGTCCACACTGATGCGTAACCTGATGGACAATATGTACAACCAGAACTTCGGCAGGTATGCCGTCCTAGAGGGGCAAGCGAACTTAGATGACCTGCTCACCCAAAGACCGGGTGGGGTAGTCAGGGTTAAATCACCTAACGCTATCATGCCTTTAACGACCCCATCCTTGGAGCCATACTCATTCCAGATGCTTGAATACTTGGATGGCGTGAGGGAATCCAGAGCCGGTGTATCTAAGATGTCTCAGGGTATAAATGAGAATGCACTGACTTCACACACCACAGCCACCGCCGTTAATGCAGTGATGACTGCCGCTCAAAGCAGGGTAGAACTCATAGCAAGGAACTTTGCAGAGACTGGCGTAAAGAAACTGATGGTGTGTATCTACGAACTCTTACAGAAGAACCAAGACAAACAGCGAATAGTTAAACTGAGGAATGAGTGGGTTCCAGTAAGGCCGGATATGTGGCGAGATAAAATGGACTGTACCATCTCAGTAGGAATAGGGCATGGCAATAAGGATCAGCAACTCATGCACCTGTCCTCTATGCTGCAATTCGCATCACAAGCAATGGCGGGTGGTTTGAAGATTGTCAATCAGAAGAATATGTATAACATGGGTGCAGCCCTCATTAAGAACATGGGCTTCCAGAATGTTAGTGACTTCCTGACTGACCCAGATCAAATACCGGATCAGGGGCCATCCCCACAAGAACAGATGGCCCAAGCCAAGATGCAGAATGAGCAGAAAGAACTTGAAATAAAGGCCGCAGAGATTCAGATTAAAGCCCAGAAGGTAAAACAGGACGCACAGGAGGCTGCTGTTGATGCCCAGTTAAAGGTGGCTGAACTGAACCTTGAACGTGAACAAAAGAGAGCCGTAGCGATAGGAGCAACATAATGGCAATTACGAGAGTTAGAGTGGGCAGGGGCAAGGGGTGGAAAGCATCCTACGGTGGAAAAACTAAGGTGTTCAAAACAGAGGCAGCGGCTAAAAGATGGGCTGCTGATCCTAAATCTGTCGTAAGGAAAAGTGACCAAATGTTGCTGGCAAGAAGAAAAGAGAAGGCTCGTGACCCCACGCTTAACCCTAAAGTTCTAGTAGGTAGAGAAACTGGTGTAGCATCTCGTAAAAAGTCCCAGAAGAAAAAAACACGAGCCAGAGGGAGTATGAAAGTATATTGATGTCTGACTTACAGAGAGAGGAGAAGGCACAAAACCTTCTCAACAACGAGTTGTTCCAAGAAGCCTTTGAGGTATTAAGAAAAGATTTAATGGATCGCTGGTCAGCCAGTGGTTCAACAGAGTTGGAAGCCAGAGAATCAATCTGGCTTGCGATGAGATTGCTTGACAAACTTTATGGCCATGTACAGTCCATAGTTGAAACTGGGCACATGAATAAGGTTATGGAGAAGCAACACCCATTCATCTAAGAGGAATTAAATTATGGCGGATAAGCAAGTAGCCCCGCAAGCACACGAAGAGCAAATGCAACCCGGCAGTATAAGGGAAGCGCAAGAGGTATTACTCGGCTTAATGGAATCCGAAGAGGAGAAACCAGAAACTGAGGAAGCCGCCCCTACGGAAGAGGAAGAGTCCACTGAGGAAACTCAAGACGAATCATTGGAAGAGGAGTCCGAAGAGGAAGCCGAATCTGAATACGAGGAGGAAGACTCTGAGGACACTGATGAACGCGCAGTAGAAGGCGAGGAATTTGTATACGCCGTTAATATTAACGGCGAAGAACATCAAGTACCCCTCGACGAATTACTGAAGGGTTATTCGCGCCAATCAGATTACACTCGAAAAACACAAGAACTGTCTGAACAACGAAAAGAGATAGAAGCAAACCACCATCAATGGAACGCTGAAATCCAACAGATTCAGACGGAACGACAGCAATACGTTAATGCCCTGCAAAACGTGATTGAAAACTCGATGGGCGATCTGGACAAGTTTGCCAACACGGATTGGGAAGCCCTTAAAAATGACAATCCGCTTGAATATATAACTAAAAGGGATGATTTTAGGGAAGCCCAAGACAAAGTAAGGCAAGTCCAATACCAGCAGCAACAGGTTCGCCAAGCCCATGAACAGGAAACATCAAGAACTCACCAACGTGTCCTGCAAGAGGAACATGGTAAGTTAGTGGAAGCACTTCCTGACTGGGGCGATACTCAATCACGTCAAAAACTCAGTGCCGATATCAAGGAATACGCGATGTCTCAGGGGTACTCCTCTGAAGAGATTGGCTCCTTGATAGACCACAGATCATTTATGACTTTATATAAGGCCATGAAGTATGATAAAGCGTCCTCGCCTGATGTAGTTCAGAAGAAGGTGAAGAATAAGCCAAAGGTCATTCGCGCCGGTTCTGCAAGAACCAAGTCCGATGTGGGAAATCAACAACGTAACGCAAAAATGAAACGTCTCCGAAGTTCAGGCCATGTCGATGATGCGGCCTCTATTTTGGAAGATTTATACAATTCCTAATAAGGAGAAATAACAAATGGCAATTGCTACAAATACGTCACTGACCTACTCGTCAGTTGCGATCCGAGAAGCATTGTCAGATGTAATTTACAACATCGCTCCTATGGACACACCCTTCATGTCAGGT